AGACACGCTCAGGACATACGCTGATATTTGATGACTCGGAAGGTGCTGAGTCAATTACTATCAAGCATCGCGGCGGATCATATATTCAGTGGGATCCAAAGGGTCAAGTTATTATTGGCGCTGGTTCTGGCATGTATACGTTCGTTCTTGGTGAGAACCGAATTGTCGTGACAGGCTCTCATGATTTGGTCGTTAAGGGTGACTGTTCCATGAGAGTCGATGGGGATTATAATACCACAGTTGCAGGTAATATGAATTTGGCTGTAGAAGGTGATATGATCGTACAAGCCAAAAGTCTGAATCAAATGATTAAAGAAAATATTGACACTTCAGCAAAGAATATGGCAACAAAGATTGAAGGGTCAACCGAAATTACCACTCACGGACTAACGACGATTGCATCTGATGCTGGTATGACTCTTGCATCTACTGGCGGTAATATTGGCGTAAAAGCTGGTGGTGATATAGGAATAAAAGCGACTGGTCTTGGCTTCATGCAAACAGGCGGCACGTTCAATATCAAGGGCGGTGGTGCTATGAAGGTACAATCTTCTGGTAAAATGTCTATGAAGGGTGGCTCTATTGCTATGGAAGGTTCTACAATTGACCTCAACTCAGGCAATGCTGATTCTGCCGACGATGCGTCTATCACGCATAAAAAAGGATAATAAATAACAGATGGCATTTAAAACAAGAGAAAACGACTATTCCGATCTGGATCTAGATTTTGTTCCTCATGAAACCACAAAAGATGTGGTTATCAGAAAGGGCGATGATGCTATTCAGCGATCAGTTCGCAATCTTATTTTAACTAACTTTTATGAAAGACCGTTTCAATCTTATCTTGGTTCTGGTGTTTCTGCGCTACTGTTTGAGAACATGACTCCGATGACCATGAATAACCTTAAGCTGGCTATTCGTGAAGTCATAGACAATTTTGAACCGAGAGTGCAGTTATTGGATGTTAAAGCCAACTTTGATTATGACAACAACGGTTTTGACGTTACTCTATATTATAAGATATTGAACTCAAATGAGCCAATCGTCGCAGGACTTTTCTTGGAAAGAATTAGATAAAAATGGCACCACTAGCAAATACAGCACTTAGAGTCACAGAACTAGACTTTGACGGCATCAAAAACAATCTAAAGAATTTTTTAAGGTCTCAAAAACAATTCCAAGACTTTGATTTTGATGGCGCTGGTATGTCCATTCTGTTGGACATTTTGGCTTATAATACTCACTATATGAGCTACTATGCAAACATGATCGGCAACGAAATGTTTCTTGATACTGCTCAGTTGCGTAGTTCTATTCTTTCTCATGCAAAGCTAACAAATTATGTGCCTGAAGGACGCAAAGGTTCTCAGGCCGTCCTAGACATCAAAATTACACCTGCTAGTACAGAAGATCAAGTCAAGAATATCATTACACTCAATAAGTATACAAGATTGCTTGGTAGAGATATTGATGGTGTAAACTATCCTTTTGTCACGATATATTCAAACTCTGCGGCAAAAACAAGTGGACATTTTCTTTTCAACAATGTTCATATTCGTCAGGGCGATGTTATTACCAGACAGTATGTTATGGACGCAGGTAATACCAAGAGACGATTTACTATTCCATCAGCAAACGTAGATACAGATACCATCACGGTAACTGTGCAGCAGTCTTCTACAAATGCTTCAGCTATTGTCTACAATCCAGCAGATGATATTACCGAAATCAAAAACACATCTCCTGTATACTTCCTCGAAGAGGAGGGCGAAAACTATGTCATGACATTTGGTGATAACGTATTGGGCAGAAAGCCAGACAACGGCAACATCATTACGATCACTTATCTAGAATCTGAAGGTGAAAAGTCAAACAAGATATCTGAATTTGACTTTGCTCAGGCAGTTGATGGTTATCGTTCAAACATCATCATTGCTACAGCAAACAGTTCATTTGGTGGATCTGAAAGAGAATCAATTGAGCAAATCAGATTTAGAGCGCCCTATCATTATACAACACAGAATCGTGCAGTAACAAAGAAAGACTATGAATCTCTGTTGCTTAAGGATTATCAGAACATTGATTCTGTTTCAATCTGGGGTGGCGAGGAAAATGATCCTGTCGTTTATGGTAAGATTTTTATATCTCTCAAGACAAAGGAAAACTATTCGCTGTCTGAGATTGAAAAGGAATCAATTAAAGAAACACTTATTCGCAATCGCAATGTTCTGACAATTACTCCTGAGATTGTTGATCCTGAATTTGTTTACATTAAAGTTAGAGGCAAGGTTACGTACAATCCAACACTAACAAATCTCAGAGCCAATCAGATCAGATCACTAGTTGTCGCTGCAATTGAAGATTATTCGCAGGACGACCTAAACAACTTCGGTTCTATTTTCAGAAAGTCTCGCCTACAGTATTACATAGACAACGCTGATCCATCAATTACGGCTTCTGACTTGGAAATTTATGTTCAAAAGAGACAGTTGATCGAAACAGGCATAACAAAGAATTATGTTTTGAGATACGGATTCCCATTAAAGAAAGGCGACTTCGTAAACAAGCTTGTTTCTTTCCCACGTATAACAGTGAATGACTCATCAGGTGTACCGAGAACTGTCTCTATTGAAGAAGTTCCAGAATCATTCACAGGCATTGATGCAATTTCAGTAAGAGACTCTGGACAAGATTATACTTCTATTCCTAGAGTTAGAATTGCAGGTGATGGTACAGGTGCTACAGCCGTTGCAGAGATTGTAAATGGTAGAATAAAGAAAATAAATATAACAAACAGAGGCTCAAACTATACAACAGCCACTGTTGACATTAGTGGCGGAGGAGGTGGTGGTGGTAGAGCGATTGCTTTAACACAGTCTAGATTTGGCACTCTACGCACATATTATAACAAGACAAACGGCGAAAAAGTTATCGTTAACAGCAATGTTGGAAGAATTGACTATACATCAGGTGTTGTTACGCTAAGAAACATCTTTGTAATTTCTGTTCTAGAAAACGACATTTACGAACTGGATACGCTAACTATAGATGTGCCAGCAGAAGATGAAATTATTTATCCTTCAAGAAACAAGATATTGACCTTAGACACAAATGACGTATCATCTATAATCATAGACGTTATCGCAGAGTCGTAATGAATGACAACGAATAATAGAATATCAAACATTGTAGCGTCTCAACTACCTCATTTTGTTAGGAATGATCACGAAAATTTTGTGCGCTTTCTTGAAGCATACTATGAGTACTTGGAACAAAATGGAAAACCTATAGACTTTCTAAAGAATGCGCTAGACTATAGAGATGTTGACAAGACACTTAATGACTTCTCAAGACTTCTAAACAAACATTTCCTATCAATTATTCCAAGAAATGCCGTTGTAGACAGAAATCTTCTTTTGAAGAATGTTAAAGACCTTTATCGCTCTAAAGGTACAGAAAAAGCAACTCGATTTTTGCTTGGCATTTTACTCAATTCACAAAAAGAAGCCGACTTCTACTATCCAAAAAAAGATATTCTTCGTGCCTCTGATGGTAAATGGTATGTAAAGAAAACTCTAAAGATTAAAGACTTCACAGTAAACAACGTATCAAACTCAAACGTAGAAGTTTTGGACAAGTTTGTTAACAAAACTCTTATTGGTGAAGAATCTGGAGCAACCGCAGTTGTAGAAAGAAGAGAGACTTACATCGAAAAAGGTTTCTTGGTAAATGAACTTGAAATTACAAATCAAAAAAGAAACTTCAGCTTCGCAGAATCAGTCAAAGTTACATTTGAAGAAGAAGGACAAACTAAGCTACTGAGAGCCAACATCTACTCAGGTATTATTACCAATGTAAAGCTTCTTAGCGGCGGTAAAGATTATGTAGAAGGCGATCTGGTTCCCATTGAAAGCAACACAGGTTCTGGTGGCGTAATTCGTATCGATTCTGTTACTATCGGCGGCATTAATACTATTGTTCTAAGAGCTGGTGTTAGAGGCAGTTCGGGTGCAGGATTCAGAGCAGGAGACAGAATACTTGTTACTGGCGGTGGCGGTATAGGTGCTGAGGCAAATGTTCTTACAGTTGTGACATCAACACAACAATATCATCCAAACAGCTACAATCTTGTACTTACGACAATCGGTTCAGTGGCAAATGTTTTCTTGAATGCTGCTTCTTATGCAAACATGACTTCCGCTAACGCAAATACAACTATAGGAAATTCCGTTTCTTTTTGGACATATGCCAACACTGGACCATTTGAATCTGCCATAGTCGCTATTAAAGGAAGAAACTACAGAACATCTCCTACGCTTAATATCATTGCAAATACTCGCGTTCAGGCTTTAGGCATTCTTGGCCGAATGGAAATTGTTGATGGCGGTTTAGGTTATGCAGTAGGAAACAAGATTGAGTTTATCAACAGAAGAGTTGGCGAACTTGTGGGTACAGGTTCTGGCGCTGTAGGTAACGTAACTGCAACTCATGCGAACGGTAAGATTACCACAGTTAAGTTTGAGCAAATGCCTGGACATATTATTGGTGGATCAGGATACTCTCAAGAAATTTTACCGACAGCAAATGTTCTCTCTACTACAGGAAATGGTGCCAATATCGTTGTTACTGCGGTTCTTGGTGACGGCGAATCATTAAGAGCAACCACAGATACGATTGGTACAATTCTTAAGCTGACACTGTTGAATGGTGGATCAGGTTATGAAACTCCTCCAACAATCAATCTAAAAGCACTTGGTGATGGCACAGCACAGGCAAGCTCAAACATTCTCACAGGCGTTTACTTCTATGCTGGTCGTTACATAAATGATGATGGACATCTTTCAAGCTTTAACTTCTTGCAAGATAGAGACTATTATCAAAACTATTCTTATGTTGTGAGACTTGATGCATCGCTAAAAGAATATCGTAAGGCCCTTCTTGATCTTCTACATCCAGCAGGCATGAAGTTGCTTGGCGAATATCTATTTGAAGATACGGATGTTGCTGGAGATACCATTGTCAGCAATCATCCTGCGACTTATAACACAAGCTACTCATATGCATATGGAAATTATGTGTCTACTGTGGCATCAACAAATGTTCGCATAAACATATCATCACACGGATTGAGCAAGAACGACGCTGTTTACATCGAATTTACCTCTGGCAACATTTACAGCAATGCTATAAACACTGGATATTACACAGTAAATGGTGCCAATGCAGGAACGTTCTTCATTACCTACGAGAATAATATAGATGCTACTGGTAATGCTCTCATTTATTATGCGACATAAATAATCAATAAAACATTTGGAATTAAATATGGTATCGGTAATCTCTAAAAATATCTCAGTTTTCTCCGCAAAGCAATTTGTTGAATCTGTTTCTGAAGAAGCAAATACCAAGTTGTATTTAACTTATGGAAGACCACTAGCATGGTCAAACGATGCTTCTCCTACTCAAGCAAACTCATCAGTGACCAGCTTCTATGAAGTATGGAATAACATGATAGGCGGCAAGAGAATTACTGGTAATGACGTTAGACTTGTTGCCCCTAGATATGACTGGTCAGCAAACACTGTTTATCCTGCTTATGATCATTGCACATGTTCTCTTCTACTTTTTGCAGCAAATGTTAAGTTCTATGTTCTAACTTCGGATTGGAATGTTTACAAGTGTATCGCAAATAACTACGGGGCGCCATCCACAACAAAGCCAACATCTGTTCAAGTAAATGATACTTTCCAGACAGAAGATGGATACATTTGGAAATACATGTATACTGTGTCAGCATCAGATAGATTGCGCTTTACCACAGCAGATTATATTCCTGTTAGAAAACTTACTCTAGATGATAACACTCTTCAATGGGACGTTCAACAGGGTGCAGTTCATGGCGCACTAAATTACATAAAAGTTACTAACGGCGGATCGAACTATTCTAACGCCAATGCAATTTCTATCGCAATTACGGGCGATGGTACATCGGCAGCAAATGCTTATGCGACAATAAACGTGTCAACAAATACGATTTCGGCCATCGTTGTAGATGATGTTGGTCGTGATTACACTTATGCTACAGCTACAGTCACGGCAGGCGTAGGTTCGGGCGCAGTGCTTAGACCAATTATCAGTCCGCCAGGAGGACATGGGTCAAATCCAGAAACGGAACTTGGCGCATCAAATGTTATGATCAACGTTAGAATTAAGGGAAGTGAAGGAGATAAGCTTCCAACAACAAACGATTTCAGACAAATTGCTCTTATTCAAGATCCATACTTATTGTCAACAAACACGGTAACATCGAATACTGTTTTCTCTCAGACAGTAAAGATGAACGTTAACGGCTCTTCTACAAACTTTGTTGAAGATGAAATTGTTTTCCAGGGCGCATCACTTGAAACTGCCACATTTAAAGCGACAGTTGTTAAGTGGGACGCACCAAACTTATTGCTAGAGTTGACAAATGTTGCTGGAAATCCAACGACAGATTTGTTGAAAGGTGTCTCTAGTAGAGCATCATGGTATGTAAACACGATTAGGTTTGAAGACTTTGAACCTAATTCTGGACAACTCTTATATATAGATAATATAAAACCAATTATTAGATCGGCCGACCAGACGGAAGATTTTAAGATCGTGCTAAAGTTTTAGAGGTAAATTAAAAAGATGGCAAAAGCAAATATAGCAAACACTCAGGTTGTTCCAGTAGAATCTACTGTGTTTCCTTACTATGACGATTTTAGTGAGGACAAGAATTTTCATAGAATACTGTTCAGACCTGGATATGCTGTTCAAGCAAGAGAACTAACACAGCTTCAAACAATTCTTCAAAATCAAATTGAAAGATTTGGTTCTCACATTTTTGCTGAAGGATCACTAGTTCTTGGTGGACAAATCTCTACAGATTTCTCTACAAACATGATCACTCTAAACTCTCAGTTTGCAAATACTGATATCAACTTAGTTGATTTTTCTGGACAAGTAATCAACGAAGTTACAGGAGATAAAAAAGCTCGTGCTAAGGTTATTGCCATCGACTCTAGCGTAGCTACTGCTCCTGTTCTTGCCATCAAGTATCTTTCTGGTTCCGAATTTGCAAACAACGATACTATTCAGGTAAATAATACAACAACAAATGCCTCAATTTCTCTCGTAACAAATTCTATCAAGGGATCAACGGTTCAGGTAAGAGAGGGCATCTTCTTCATCTCTGGTTACTTTGTAAAAGCACCAACACAGACTATCATTCTAGAAAAGAATAACGCAACACCTTCATATAGAGTTGGACTAGAACTTCAAGATGATATCATTACTGAAGATAGTGATGCTTCACTGTTAGATCCAGCGCAAGAATCATATAACTATCAGGCACCTGGTGCAACAAGATATCAAGTAAATCTTGTTCTATCAAAGCGTCCTTTAAATGATGATTCTGACACAAGCAAGTTTATTGAACTTCTTCGTGTAAGAAATGGTGTAATTCAGAAAGTTATAAAGTATCCAACATACTCTGAAATTGAAAAAACTTTAGCTCGCAGAACATACGACGAATCTGGAGACTATACAATTGATCCATTCCTCATTGAATTGAAGGCAAACACTCAAAACACAAGTCTAGTTCGTGCTATTCTTGATCCAGGTAAAGCCTATGTTAAGGGATATGAATTTGAAACAATTGCTCCAACAGACATCATTGTTGAAAAAGCAAGAACAACTGCTCCAGTAGAAAACTACAATCTTTCTATGCCAGGTGGTAACTACATCATCGTAGAAAAGATTCGCGCAAAGGGTAACTCGTTCTTCAATACATCTATACTTGAAAAGGCGGATATTCATTGCGTTAAGCACGCCAACGTAGCAACATCTTCTACCAATGCTTATAATTCAACAAAGATTGGTACGACATATATCAAGAATATGACATATGATAGTTCTACGTTCAATCAAAACTCAGACGCTTATCGCTACAAAGCGTATCTGTTTGATACCAACTTTGTTTCTTTGACAAGTGACAATGCGTTTTCTAATGCAAACAGTGTGATCTTCAGGGCTAACGCATATATTATTGGCAGTGGTGCTTCTACAAGAACCTATGTTCTAAATGATCTTGCCAACTTTACTGGCGAATTTAGACTTCTATATAACGTGTATCTTGCACCAAATGAAATTCGTCTTTATCAGGGCGATGTGTCAAGCCAGACCGATCTCATTGGTTCAGCCAATGCTATAAACAACTATTTTACTGGCGTATTTGCTCCCACAGAGGGCGAAATTCTAGAACACGAAAGACTTGGCGGCAGTCGCTTCGTTGGTGTTCTTGGTAGAGGACCAGCTTTAGGTATTGATGATCAGGGTCGTTTTGGCATCATTCGTGCTGGACACGGAACATCAAATAACTATTATAAAGTAGAAGTTCTTGGCGGTTCGCCATTCGAATTTTCATATTCTGTTCGTCAGAACAACGCAACGCAATTAGTACAGTTGGCAAACTTGGCAAATGCTACAGCGGCCGCCAGAGTATCATCTGTAAACGGAGCATATAAAGATGTTGTGCTTCGCATCTATGAAGGTAATGCTAGAGGTTATAAGGGAACAATTACAGCTTACAACGGTACAACTCGTACCGCTACTGTAACACCTGCATTTACTGGTTTACTTCCAAATACATCATCGAAGTTTTCTCTTACTTTTGATGAGACTGATATTGAATCGATTGTTACTGGAACAACAAACAAAGATGCTGTTGCTGATATTTCCATATCATCTAAGATTGGCGGAGTAGAAGACGGCGATTCATTTATTGAAGATAAATCATTCTCGCCTTTAATTTTCCAATTGCCAAATGCTCCTGTTGCAGCAAACTCAATTGCACAACAAGAATTTTCCTATAACAAGCTGTTCTCTACAGTAGAGTTCAACAGCAGTGGTATTGCTCAGATTTCAGCCGATACTGGCGAAGCATTTGTTGGTGATGGACTTCTTAGCGATTCTGAAATTCTAGAAAACTATACAGTTATCATCACAAATAACAGAGGATCTACAAACGTTGCAAACGGTCAGTTGTTAGCATTTACAAGAAGTGGATATTCTATCACTGTTGATGCTGGAACTGGTATTGCTAACTTGACAACAGGAATTGCATCTGCTGATATTCCTGATGGATTTACAGCTAAAGTTATTACTAGACAGAATATCAACACAGGCAATAAGAGACTTCAAAAGACAAAAACTAGAATTGCAGGTAATAATGTTCAATTGCTTTCTTTCACTGCCGCTGACGGCAGATTTGGTGCAAGCAACACATCGGTATATCTAAATGCTGGTCAGGTCTTTATTACTAATCCAAATAAAGTGAATGGTCAGGGCGACAATCTTTATATTTCAGACGTTATCAATCTTGTTAAGGTTTATGAATCAACATCTAACGCAATTGCTGCAAATACCAGATTCTCTGGTGGCGGCCTAAGCGATGTAACAAACAAATACACTCTAGATAATGGACAAAATGACAGCTTCTATGATCATGCTAAAATCATTTTAAGACCTGGAGTAACTCCTCCAAAGGGAGCTATCGTTGCGGTTGTAAACTATTTCAGACACGATTTAACACCTGGTGATGGATATTTCAGTGTTGATTCCTATAACAGCATCGATTACGGTCAAATTTCAGAATTTACAGACAAGAAGACTGGTGAAATTTATAGACTTAGGGATTGCATCGACTTCCGTCCTGCGAGAACAAATGCAACTAACACAGAATCAACTTTCAGTCTAACAGGAAATAAAGTTCCTGTTCCAGATTCATCTTTTGATCTTGACTATGCTTATTATCTGCCACGCATTGACAAGTTGGTATTGACAAGAGAACGTGAGTTTGAAGTGATCAAGGGCAAGCCAAGAAGAAATCCTCAAGAGCCAAAAGAGGGCGAAGATGATATGCTTCTTTATACCTTAACAATTCCTCCTTATACTTTTGCTCCTAAGGACATTGAAATTAAGTTCCATGAGAACAGAAGATATACAATGCGCGATATCGGTCAAATTGATCGTCGCGTTAAGAATCTTGAGTATTATGCTACGCTTTCGTTGCTAGAGAAACAAGCAACTGATAAGCCTGTTTTTGACAATAGAGGACTAGAAAGAACGAAATATGGTATCGTTGTAGATTCTTTCGGCGGTCATGCTGTCGGTGATGTAAGAAATCCAGACTACAGAATAGCCATTGACAAGAATGCTAGTGAAATGAGACCTAGCCACTTTACTCTAAACATAGATTTAGACTATGAAAGAAGTGGTGCATATGCAGATGTTGATAGAAAAAATAACGTCTTCATTCTAAAGCACACTGAAGAAGAGTATATAACTCAGCCATATGCGACAAAGAATATCTCTGTAACTGACTTCTTAATTGCCAAGTTTGATGGTAATTTGAAGCTAGTTCCAGAAAGCGATATCTGGCATGAAGATGAAATTCTTCCAGACGTTATTGTAAACATCGGTGGCGAAAACGATGCATGGAAAACAATCAGCAGAGCTTTGTCTCTAATTGAAGACGAAGATAATCCTTTTGGTAAAGAGTGGAATGATTGGGAAACAATCTCTACTGGTAAACCAAGATTATTGAACTCTGTGTCTGATACTGACGTTTCAAAATCAAATTGGGTACAAACTCCAAATCCAAACGATAATCGAAACAGACAACAGCGAACTGTTACAACTACAACAACCGTTTCAAACACATATAGCGTGAAGGTTGAACAAAGCAGAACAGGAACGCAGACATCACTTACAACTGAAGTTGTTAATAAATCTTTGGGCGCTAAAGTTGTAGACTCAAGCATTATTCCTTACATTCGCTCTAGACCCATCAATTATCTGTCCGAAGGACTAAGACCTGAGAGAAGATATTTTCATTGGTTTGACAATACAAACATTGATGAATACATCGCTCGTCCGAATGAAATTGTAATCAACAAGCTAAACAGTATCAGATTCCGCGGACTTGAAAGCGGAGAAGGCGAACAGCTTGTTTCAGGACAAAATTCTGCTCCGTTAATTTTGGTTAATGGTAGAACATTATATGTAGGACCTGAAAATGGTGATGATTTCCAAAACTTTGATGTGACATCTGATACATACTTTGTTTCTAAAGGTAGAACTGCGAACAATAACGCGGCTACCTTAACACAAAGGTCGGAATCATACACATTCACAAAGAACGGCACAGTATTCATATTCTACAATACGTATGCCGCTCTAAATTCTGTTGAAATTTATAGATCAAACGGTACTGTTAATATATCTAACACTGCTCCTATCTTTGTGGCCAATTCAACATATACCGATGGTCGTAAGCCAAATAAAGCAGAACTTAGAGCGTATCTATCTATTCCTTATTCTGGCGCCAACGTTGCTCCTTCACGCTTTATTGGTCCGTTCGGTCAACCAAGCGAATTGGGAGAAAACGATCAAAACAGATTTGGTATTTTTGAACTTGATTTTGACAAGTCTGAGGGCAACACAATTCACGTTGTTGTAGGAAATAATCAAGTTTCTGGTAGAGGAAGTCCCTATCAGTATGCAATCTCATTGAACAGAAAAGAAAGTGAGTTGTTAACTGTCGGACAAACAATTATAGGTTCTATCACAGGCGCAACAGCTAATATTGCAAGTATCAATCACTACACTGGAAGCGCAAGACCTATCTCTGGAATAACGGCCACAAATAGAATTGCTCTTGCTAGAACAGCGAGTTCGGTAAATAATTACTATGTTGGCAACACAGTGTTTATTGTATCAGGACAAGGCGCAGGACAAAGTGCGTTAATCACAAGTTACAATGGTACAACAAAGATAGCCACAGTTAACGTTGCTTGGACATCTGTTCCAATCTCTAACTCAATTTACTCAATAGGTCACAATCAATCAAACGAAGATGGTGATCTTCCAGGAACGTTCTTTATTCCTGCCACAGAAGATTTGAAGTTTAGAACTGGTGAACGTCTAATGAAGGTTACCGATTCTATACAGAATGATGATGATGATGCAACATCTAAGTCTTCAACTCTTTATCATGCTATGGGCCTATTGAACACTAAGCAGGGTGATGTATTAAGCACAAGAGTTCCTGTAATTGATACAAAAACTATTACTAGAAACAGAACAGTAACAGACAGATTTAATACAACTGAAGTAACTACAGCAGAACAAACTGAGTTTAGAATTTACAAAGATCCTATTGCACAAACATTCATGGTATCTAGTGCTGAATATCCACAAGGTCTCTTCTTAACATCTGTTGATCTTTACTTTGCGAGAAAAGATGATAGATTGCCTGTTTATGTTGAATTAAGACCTACTGTGAATGGTTATCCTTCTTCTAGTATAATTCATCCTCACAGCACTGTTACGCTTAAGCCAGCTAGTATAAATGTTTCAACTGTGCCAAGCGTAACACAAGCCAACACAGCAACAACATTTACATTCAAGTCTCCAGTTTATCTGCCACCAGGCGAACATGCTTTTGTTGTCGGATCTGACTCGGCCGAATATGAAGTGTTTGTGTGTGAAGTTGGTCAAACACAAATTGGAACTGGTGCTAGAATTTCTAAGCAGCCATATTTGGGATCATCATTTAGATCGCAAAACTCTACAACTTGGACACCTTTCCAATTTGAAGATATTATGTTCAAACTGAACAAGGCAAGATTTACGCTGGGAACAGGAACTGTTCTTCTGACAAATGCCAAAATGAATACCATAAAGAATTATGATGGTGTCTATTTGACAACAGAAGAGTTGAAGTTTGCGGGAACAAGTATCTCTTATCAACTAAAGACTGACGTTGATAACTATTTCGATATCATTCCAGATAGAACAACAATGTTCCAACCATCGGGCGGGTCTTATACTCAGAGAAAAGTTGGTCGTAGACAAGGAACTATGAACGTTCGCGTCAGTATGACAACAACAAATCCTGATTTGACACCCGTTCTTGATCTTGATCGCGTTTCAGTAAAAGCCATTGAGAATATTGTAACTAATGGCGGAATAACAGACGGTCTAATCAAAGTAAAAGAAGCTGGTACTGGATATAACGCAGCATCAATTTCTATTACTGGTGGTAATGGTGTAGGAGCTAATGCCTATGCACGAATTACAGATGATGGAGAAATTGAAGCGATTGTCGTAGATAGTCCAGGATCAGGTTACTTTGGAACGCCAACAATTACTATAACAGGTGATGGTTCTGGAGCAGTTGCTTCAATTAACTCTGAAGAAAGCGGTTCTGGCGGTAATATGAAAGCCCGCTATATTACCCGTAAGGTTACACTCGCTGACGGATTTGATGCTGGTGACTTGAAGGTTTATCTTGATGCTTACAAGCCTACTGGTACAGACTTATCTGTTTACTACAAGGTACTGAACAGCACAGACAATACAGAGTTTGAGCAAAGACCATATATACAAATGACACAAATAGGCAAAGATGTTCGTTCTAGAGATGAATCTGAGTTCATTGAATACGAATTTGTTCCAAATGTAAGTGAGGGCAAGATCAAGTATAATCCAAATGATGATCAGAATCAGTTCAAGACTTTCAAATACTTTGCTATCAAGATAGTATTGACAGCACGATTCTCAAGTATTGTTCCTAAAGTTAAGAACTTGAGAATTATGGCATTACCAGAAAGCGATTGATATGAGTGAAAAAGTTCAAATTGAAGGCAAATCAAATCTTGTCCGAGACATCAATTCAAAGGCCTTACTCAATACGGATTTAAGGTCTTTGAATGAATATCAGTTGAAGAAAAAGATGATGATTAGTATGGAACAAAATGAAAGTGAGATAAATAACATAAAAGAACGTTTAAGTAAAATAGATTCGCTCGAATCTGATTTGAAAGACATTAAAGATTTGCTTCAAAGGATAATCAATAAATGACCGCTATTGCCAATGTAAGTTTAACAAACACATTTGATGAATGGAGAACTATTACCAATCAGTTGGTTTTTTTGGCCAATGAAATTGAAGCAAACGGAAATCTTGTAAGAGTTCAATCTAACACTTCTGCCATCAGAGTTACCGCAAACATTGGTCGCGGCGATACTATTTACATAACAGCGAACGTAAGTTATAACATTGCAGATCAAGCTAGAGCAAATCTAGCCTCTGCTAATGTTGTCAATGCTGTTCATAATGTTCTTACAGTTGCTTTCGCTCAAGCAAATACTTCATATGATCATGCCAATGCAGCATTTTTTCAAGCTAATCAGGCTTTCTTAGAAGCAAACACTGCCGAAATATGGGCTGTAGCTGCTTTTAATCGCGGCAATAACGTATTCATACATGCAAATTCTTCTTATAATCAAGCCAATCAGGCATTTTCACAAGCTAACGCAGCAAATGTTCTAGCATTTAACTCGGCGGCAGGAGCTAATGCTTGGGTCAATACTGTTTATGGATTTACAAATACTTATACCAGAGCAGTCGGAACAGCAGGTAATACTTATGCAGAAGCAACTGCTGCTGGCGCAAATGCATATGCTAGAACTGTAGGTACTGCAGGAAACACATATGCTGAAGCAACTGCTGCTGGTGCAAACGCATACGCTCAAGCCGTAGGAACCGCAGGAAATACCTATGCCGTAGTAATTGGCGCATCATCTAACGCTTGGACAA